GCTCATCTCTTGATATAGCTGTGTAGCAGCGGACTTCTTCTCCACGATGAACGCATCGGGCTCCCACTCTTTGTACTCAGCGTACGCAAGCTCTTTCAACTCGGGAAACTCCAGACGTTTCTTGATTGAGTTCAGCAGGATGATGTTGTGGCACCCCTCCTCGTCGTTCATGAACACGCCCCAAGTTGTCAGGGCGGTAAAGTCAGCGCGGTTGTGGCTCTCAGCCGCCGCGTCCAAACTCATGATCACGTACTCACACACCGGTGGGTCTTCTTTCTCCCAGAGCTTCCACCAGTCGCGCTTGACAACTGACGCTTCTTCTGCGGTGGGATTTTGCTGGTACTGCGCGTTCCATTGGAACGTAGGCATTGACGCCTTGGTGCGCAGCAGTGCTTTCATGTCAAAGAACTCTGGCCACAACGGCTTTTGCACAATGCTGCCGTCTGTCTGCTCCGTGTCTACGATGGCTGGAAACTCAATCACCTCGTACTGATCAGAGCCCTCGTTGGCCCGCATGTCGTTGGTGACGCGCCCAGTCAGGTCGTTTTGGTGCCAGCGTGTTTGAACAATGGCAACCCGTCCGCCCGGCATAAGACGAGTACGAGCACCGTATGTGAACCACTCGTATGCTTTATCAAACACGTCAAAGTTGCCGTTGATGATGTCTTGCTCGTTATGAGGATCGTCAACAAGAAGCAAATCAGCGCCACGACCAGCCAAAGCAGAACCGACACCACAAGCAAAATACTCTCCACCTGCGCCGGTGCTCCATCGACCCGCACTCTTGGAATCCGACGCAAGACCGACGTTGGGGAAGATAAGTTTGTAGGCATCTGAGTCAATGATGTTCCTGACCTTGCGGCCAAAGTCCACGGCAAGGTCTGTGGTGTGGGAGACCATCAGCACCTTCTTATTAGGGTATTTCCCAAGAAACCAAGCTGGGAAATAAATAGACACCATTTGCGACTTGCCATGACGTGGTGGCATGTTCACGCACACACGGTCTTTGTTTCCCGCAGCAATGTCCATGAGCAAGTTGGCCAACCTGCGGTGGTGCTTGCCCACCTTGTAGTCTGGCTGCATGTGCTTGCAAAACTCAACCAGATCATCAAAACACGCCTTGGCCGTCTTGCGGCTGTCAATGGTGTCTGCAATCTTCTCAATTTCGGCCTGTTCCTCGGGGGAATAAGCGTCAATGTTGTCCAGCATCAGCCGGATTTCTTCCTCTGTAAAGTCGTCTGCACTGAGGGAAGTGCTCTCAGTCATCAAAACTCTCGATTTCCGACTCAAATACAGCCGGTTTTTGCACGTTTTCTGCAATTTCTTGTGAAATTTCGGGTTTGAGGCCCATTTCTGCATCCACGTCGATGACATCCCCACCAATTTCAACCGCATCGGTGGGCAGATCGGGTCTGTGAATCAATCTTTGGAGCTTGGCACGCAGTCGGGCCTTCAATTCGTCCGTTGACTGGTGCGTGATTGTCACTTCTGACCTGTCTGTGAACAGCCCCACGTCCGAATGCTTGCCCAAAAGCTCCAGTGCACGGATTCTGATGCGCGGGTCGGGGTTCTGGGACTCTTCCAGCAACCGGTTTGTCACCATGTGACGCACCTCAATGGCATGTGTGACCACAGCCCTGCCATATTCGTCCAAATACGACCGAATGTTCAGAAGGGAAGCAGGCGTCAGTGATGACGCACGTGCATGTGATACTGCGTTGCTGGTGTTGTGGGGGCTGTTGGCGTACGCCGTGGTGATTGCAGCCGCAGCTTGTGCATCTTCCTCGTTGGGTTCTTGCACCTCCAGTCCATGTTCCTCTAATAGAAGGATGGAACGGCAGGCGGCCTCAGCCCTTTCTCGCAAGTCGAGGTATGGAATGTCTGGGATGATCTCCACCCCGAATTCTGGCATGAGTTCAATTGTCATTGTGCGCAAGTCCGTGTAGACCGATGGTGTTGGTGTGGGTTTGGTTTTCATGGGTTTACCATTCTCCCGAACGGCGCAGACATAGCCCTGCACCCGGCGTGTACCTTTGTCTATCGTCCTTGTACACCAACGCGCACAGTGTAGTGTATTTTTTCAAAGGATGTCAAACTTCCCTATGGGGGGTGTTCTACATAAACGCAGAGTTAACGCTACGTAGGTATCCTAAAAGATGTTATGGGGGGTAGTCCTATGTAACCCGCCAAGACGTACCGGTGTGTTATGTATAAACAAGATATAGTTTAATCTCTATATAGGGTTAGGGAAAATTTTTATGGGGTATAGGCACTTTTTGAAGGTGGGGGGTATTTGCGCGGAATAGTATACCTACGCAGCCACAGGGACTCCTAACCACACAGTGGGGGGTGGCGTACGGGTGGGTCAGTCATAGGGCCAAATCCGATTCGGTGTGATGTTATACGCGGTATAACAACTATCGGATTCTATCTAATCGTGCCTATTCCTTGACAATCACACTATACGCTGTTACAGTTCAGTCATCGGTTCAGACAACGCTTTGATTGTCTGCCGATTAACCCTTGAAAGGGGATTGTATGTCTACATTGAAATTGTCTGCTGAGACCATCAGCACTGTGGTGGAAACTCTGAAGGCTGACACGGCTGTGCAGAAACGCTGGTTGAAAGCGGCTGACGCTATGCGTGCTGAAGGTGTGACGTCTGAGACGTTGGACAACGACAAGGAATATCGAGACGCATTCAAGCGTGACGTTATCCTGCTGTCCTTCACCAAGACGGAGCAGGCCATCATGGCCAAGCCTACAACCTCACTTAGTGAGGAGGAGAAGGTCACCAAGCGTTGGATTATTCAGCAGACTGGTGCCAAACTGGTGAAGGTCACCAGTCACGTTCGCAAGGCTGAGCAGGAGGAAATGCTCACGGATGACGAACGTGGTGCAAAGAAGGTCAGCGACATGGCCACACGGCTGAAGCGTGATCTGACGGCATGGATTGACAAGGTGGAGAAGGCTGAAGCGGTGACGTTCTCAGCCACTGAGATGGTGAAATATCTGAAGTCTGCTTCAGCACTGATCAAGTAATTGATCAACCCCAAACCCCTGATCGAAAGGTCAGGGGTTTTTTTTCGTCTAAATTTTTTCGATGTTATCCGCCGTATAACAACTGATACCAGTTCCTGAAGCGGCGACGAGCACGATAGCCAGCGGCACGCCACGCGCCCGATCCGTGAGCCTGAAGCTCATGACCACACACAAACAACTCACCACGTGATACCCCACGCACCCGAATCGCTTGATTTTTTCCACCGTGTTATCTGCCGTATAACACCCGAAACCAGTTCCTAAAGCGGCGGCGAGTACCAACTGTTCGTTTTTGGCTTTGTTCTATTGTTCGTTTTTAGATGTTGTTCTACTGTTCGTTTTAATTAGTTTTACATTGTTCGATTCACTCAAATGGCTAACATGTTTTTTGTAACGGCTAATGTTCGTTTTTACCCCCTAATGTTCCGCAATGTTCCTGCAATGTTCGTTTTCGTAAGAACATTATAAAACTGCATTGGATGTCAATTGATGCACTGATATGAGAGACAGAATAAAATATCTTGTTTATTAGATAATAAGATAATAGATAGATAGATAGTTTGTTTGTAATGTTCTTTTTTAGGAAAAGAGTCCGAAGGTATAAATTGTCCAGCCAGCTTTTTTGCCCAAGAATTTAAAAAGTTGCGACGTGTTCCAAAAAGGTCGGGGTATGTTTAAAAACACGGTACTTCCAGAACATCGTGGTACATCAAGGACTTGCATAGCTACATTACAAGAACATTTACCTTTCTAAAGAACACTTCACAATACCTAATAACACACCACAATCAAGCACCAAACACTTGACTTAGACAGTTCATTATGTTATACTATAGTCTGTTGGTTGATAAAGTGTTCTGAGGGTTCAAAACCACCAACAATGTTATACGCCGTATAACAACTTATCAGGAGATACATCACATGGCAAAGCCCCGTCGTACCCCCGACCGTGAACACCACGCCCATCAACTTGTTTGCACCTCATGCTACGCACAGCGCGTGGCCCCGATGCGTTCTCGCCTCGGCTACACCACATGCCTCGATTGCGGTGAGACTGCCGCCAAAAAGGTCAAGCACACAGTTGCGCCCATGAACAAGTCAAACTACATGCTGTTCACCGATGCGACCCTGCTCAAACAACTTAACCCCAAGCGCACTACGTGACGCTAACAACCAAGGAGATAGAAGATGAACGTATTTATTGACCTCAACAAAGTTTTCACAGAAGCCATGAAACACATGCAAGAACCGAACGACCTGCGCTGGTCTATTGGTATGGCACTTCAAGAACTGTATGGGGATGAGTGGGTGTATGAACTTCAACGAGCTATGACTTACGAGTTTGAAAAGGGGCAGACCAAATGAAACGACTCATCACACTTCTCGCCCAAGCCGTTCTTGGTGCGGCGTTCGTTGCGTTTATTGCGTTCATGCTCATCGAGTGGGCATCGGGGTGCGGTGAACACTACGTGGACTCCAAGGGCGTGACGCACATCAACGAGTGCACATTCACAACACAAAAGAAAGGTACAAACTGATATAAAACACCACAAAACACTTGACTTAGATACTTTGACGTGATACAATAGACCCATCGACTCGGAGATCGCCTTGTCGGTAAACAAACCAAACCAAGTTATACGCCGTATAACAAACAAAGGAAACGAAGATGACAAACTCAATGACGGGCACCACGGTGCCATCCATCTCAACAGCGGCAATGCTCGTTGAACTATCCATCGGCACATGGACAGGGCGCAAGCTCGACAAACGTGCATCGCAGGATGTCACGTCACAGAACAACGCCGACAAGGGCGTGGCCAACGTGCACAAGAAACTTCTCGGCGACTGCGCCGAATTGGATGCGGTGCAGAAGTTCACAGCCAATGCACGTAACGTGCACTACGCTTGCACCATGCCGTGGTCTGACACAGGTCTGCGCTTGTTGCCAACGACACAATACTTCAAGTATCACCAAGAAATGACAGCGTTACAGGGCGAATACCAACGGCTTGTGCAAGCGTTCTTGGATGCGTACTCATGGGAGATACAGAACAGCCAACTCAAACTGGGCGCACTGTTCAACGCTGACGAGTACCCGACCGCTGACTCGCTGACCTCGAAGTTTCGGTTCAAGATGAATTACATGCCGCTCCCCGACTCAAACGACTGGCGCGTGTCCATCGGTGACGAGACCGAGCAAGCATTGCGTTCTCAGTACGAGGGTTACTACGCGACCCAACTCCAAGCGGCCATGGGTGACGTGTGGCGCAGAGCGCACGATGCGCTGACAAAGATGTCAGAGCGCCTCGATTACGCTGACGACATGACCCGCAAGGTGTTCAGAGATTCACTCGTGTCAAACGTGACGGACATCATCGAGTTACTCGGTGCATGCAACGTGACAGGCGACCCCGTGATGATGGCGGCACAGCGCGACTTGGACGAAGCCATGCGTGGTATCACACCTGATGCCCTGCGTGAAGACCCCTACCTCCGCGCTGAGACTCGCCGCAAGGTCAACGAGGTTCGCAAGACCATCGACAACCTGCCAAGCCTCGGCTTCTAAGTTATACGCCGTATAACAACTCAACCCCAACCTAAACCTCAACAGGAAAATTTATCATGGCTAACCAAGCAATCGCAATGTACTCTCTCGGCCTCGACCAAATCGAGACTGCCATCCGTATCGGTGGTAACAAGCGCACCATCCTCGTGCAAGGTCACATGGGCACAGGCAAATCATCCCTGCTCAAGACCTTGGGCAAAGCCCTGCCGAATCACATCATGTGCTACTTTGACTGCACCACAAAAGACCTCGGGGACATCACCATCCCTCAGTTGCAAACCATTGACGATCAAGGGTACGTACGTTACGTGACCAACGAAGAACTCGGTCTGCACTTGGGCAAGGACATCATCTTGATGGTGGACGAGTACGGCAAGGCCAACCCTGCCGTGAAGAACGCGATGCTCCGGCTCTTGCTCGAAGGCAAGATGGGTGGTTACACGTTAACAGACAAGTCTATTAGATTTGCCACGACCAACCTCGGTGCCGAAGGTGTGGGCGATCTGCTCCCTCCCCATGCACGTAACCGCATGACTGTGGTCACAGCGCGTAAGCCGTCTAACATGGAATGGATTGAGTGGGGTGTCAACAACGGTGTCGATCACACATTGCTCGGATGGTGCAAGGACAACCCTCAGTTGTTCCACTCGTTCGAGGATGTCAAAGACCCCGAACAGAATCCGTACATCTATCACCCCAAGCAACAGCGCACAGCGTTCGTGACACCACGTTCACTCGAAGCCGCATCTGATTGGCTCAAGGGCCGCGATGGTGTAGACGATCAAACTATGACAGCTTTACTCATGGGCACTATTGGTGAACGCGGTGCCATGGACTTGATGGCGTTCGTCAAACTCGCCGATCAGTTGCCAAGCCTTGAGTCAATCAAGAAAGACCCGATGAACGCCAAGGTGCCTGACAGCGCGGCGGCGGTGTGCATGGTGGTGTATCGCTCATTGGCTGTGATGGAGCGTGATTGGGTGGACGCATGGATGGACTACATGGTGCGCCTTGACAAAGAAGCACAGGGTATGTTTGCCAATGGTGTGCGTAGCCCCAAGTATCCCAAGCAAGCGGTGGTCATGACCAACAAGAAGTTCACAGCGTGGGCTATGGCAAACAACTACATGTTCGCATCGGACAAGAAATAAGGAGAAATGAAATGTTAATGATTGGCAAACAACTTACCGCTGAGCAACGGCTCAGCAAAGCGGTGGTGGACATCATGGGCTCGCCCAGATATGTCGCACTGG